AGTCTGTTAGCTTATTGTTTTTCCTTATTGCTATAATCTTAAATATAATAAAAGTAATACCACCTAACGAGGTTAGTAAGACTAATACATCATTAAAATTAGCTATATTAAGCCACTCCATAGACTTAAGGTATATTGATAATACAAATGTTGTTCCACCTGTCCAATTAGCAAAAGGACTATTCATTATTCTGTCAGGCATTATATTGATAGTATTGTTATTAAATCTTTTCTTTGTTGCTCTGTCATTTTAGATAAATCTATATTAGATAAATCCATTTTATCACCTTTGTAGTTCTCATCTACCAATATAGGTGCTATATTTTCATCTTTAAAAAATACAAACCATGAATCAAACTCTGTTTCCGTTCCTTTACCTTGTAATTTATATTCAATCTTTTCTATCATAATTCTATCTTAAGATTAACTATTATTTTAGCACTTGATGGGTTTGTCACCATTACTGGAACATCTATCTTAACAAATGTATTACCCTCTGTAACTGGTATTGATACAGTTTCTTTTAAAAAGTTATTTCTAGCGTCAAACTTAACTGCTGTTGAAATTACGCCTATACTAGTACCAGCTTGGTCAACTAAAGTTAAAGTGATACTTTCACTACTTCCAAACGTTGAGCCGTTATAAGTTGATATATAAGCCTCTACTACTGTTCCTGTCGGTATTGGTTCGGGAGTAGATGAGTTAATAGTTGCACCTAAACTTGTACCAACTGCTATAAAGTAGTCTTGTGTGTCTGCTAATGCTGTACCGTTTGTGTTCATGTACTCAATCATTACTGAGTCAGTACCGCCACCCGCACCGATTGGCATAAAATCAAGGTTTGCAAATGTTTGAACACCATCCGCTTTTTTAAATTGCATCTGGTCTGTTGCTCCGTAAAAAACATCACTAACCCAAAGCACAAACTTATCCGAATAAACGGTTACATCTGTTGCCCATTCTGCAGTTGTTTGAACTACGTTTTGACTATCTATATTTATATTTATTGCCATATTATATTAATCGTTTCATTCTTTAAAGTTGGTGAAGTTGTAGAGCTTTCTAATACTCCATCAATATAAACGTTATAAGTTTCATCAGGTAATATAAGGTTACCCTCTGCAAATATTGAAGCGTTATAAGTAAAGTCTGAATTAGCTACATTTGAGTCTGCAATTTCTTCCGTTACCGATCCTCCACTTGCTACATTAACAACGTGTAGAACTGTGTTGTTTTCATCTTCAATAGTAACTACACCATCTGCACAAACAGGAGGATTACAAACTATAGGGGTTTGTGCTGGTAATATCTCAGGACTTCCATCTGTTTGTGTGTGTGTAATGTCAGGTAGATTCAAAGTACCACCACTTGCCACATTAACTGTATAAGTACCATCTGAATTAGTTACAACTGCGTCCGCACATATTCCAGCAGGAGGTAAAGGTATTCCATCCATTGGAATAATACAAGCACTAAAACTAAGAGCTTGTTTAATACTTAAATCAAAGTACCACCCAGTTAATTTATCATTATATTTATCTACAAAAGATGTTAATGTTACATTTCTATCTGAGGTTATTTCAGGATAATTAGTCTGTTGTAATAAATAACTAAGTAAATCAATACAGTTTTGACGCATATTAGATTTAACCTCGTTAGTATTATCCTCTCCTAAAGTTGTAGTTGTCTTTTCTTTAAGTGTTGCCACTTGTCCGAGCATATAAATACGAAACTTAAAACTTTCTTCACCAACTGCGGTTGTGTTTGGCATGTCTTCTGCCCACATCTTAGGATATTCAGCATCTTTTAAACCGAATGTTTCTACCAATTCTGAAGTGTCGCCATTACCAAAAGATTTAATTACATAATTCGCAGTAACATAATCACTAAATATTTTTATTATTTCGTTATAACTTGCCATTATCCTAAATATAAACTTGTTGTTGGTTTACCTTCATGCGGTCTAACTTCATCTATCTCACTCTCTGTACAATATAATGGATATAATGTATCATTAGCACAAAGATAGTCGCTTAGACGCTTACTAAAGAACTCTGCTTTATCTTTAAATCTATTCTCTATACGATAAGATGCTTTTAAATCTACTGGTGTTGCATCATCACTTCTATTAGTTGAAACGTTCTTATTTCTGTATTCGTATAATAAAGGTATTTGTAATTCGTATTGACACCAATATAGTAAGGCATCTGAAATATAATCAACCATTAAAGTCTCATCATCTCCTGCAATTGTACCTGCAATTACTTTAGCTTTTAAGTCATCATATAATTTAGTACCTAATAGATTTTGAATGTATTGTATTTGACATTGCCATATAGTTGGGAGAATCTTTTTATAATCCGTATTCTCGTCTATTGCACTATTCTCTTTTACGTATTTTTCACTTATAAATAATGCTCTCATTCTATATTATTTTCTAATTTATAAACTAACCTTAAATCTCTTGTTGTTTTAGATTGTGGTTGTGTCATTATCATATTAATTAAAAACTCTAAATCTTCTTTCTTAGTCTTTAATTTTTGATAACTACTTACTTTAGTCTTACTAATCTTTGTTGCCATACGTGTCTGCAAAATGGAGTTGTAACCCCCGTGTCAGGATTATTATAAAATCCACCTCTACTTAAAAATACATTAGGTAATTGTCCATTATTTAGAGCGTTTATATCTTCTCTAGTCCAAGACTTTGTTTTACTTTGTGTTACTAGGTTACTACAAAAATCTCTTGTTGTGTCTAAAATAGAATCACCTTTAACATCATTACGCTTAGCGTATTTATAAACTACAAAAACCTCATTTTGTTTTGCCTCTGTTGTTCCTTTTTCTGTTAACTCATTATTAGCATTGATTAATTCCTCGTCAATCAATTTGCTTAATAACTCGTCAAGTTCTGCTGTTGTAATATTTAAAGATTCTCTTATCTGTGGTAAAGTGTTGCCTTTATTTAACAAACCTAATAAAGCTAAACCCTCCTTACTTGCAAAGTATTCTTTTTTAAATTGGTCTGCTTGTTTGTTTGCATCATCTATATTTAATGCGTGAATTTCTCTTTGGTCTAAAAACTCAAACTTTGAATCATCTGTTCCACACTTAGAAAAATACTCTTCAAAACTAAATTCTTTATCACTATTGAAATCCGACTTTAAAGGAGAATAACCAACCCTTTCTCGTCTTTCATCCATTGTTAGTATTTGCGCCAACTCTTGCTCTGTTGGTTGAACGCTTAATACATCTAATTTAATAATACTTAACTTCTCAGGTAGTTCATTATAACCAGCAACCGAATTAAAAAAGTCTTCTAAAACCTTTTGCTCTGTATCTACATAAGTATTTTGGAACATCTCACTTGCAACTCTAATCTCGTCAGAATTATTATTAAATCCGTTTCCATCTGTAATACCAGCAATTGCAGGGTTAAAATTATGTCCTGTAAATATTTCGCCCTGTATTTGTTTGTTAAGGTTTGTGTATCTGTCATCTTGTCCGTTAGCTCCTAATGGTGTGACTTCAATTCCGCTTTCCTTATCATCATTAAAAGATTTTAAAACCTTTCCAGCGTTATCTGTACCTGTAAAAGCATTATTGAACTGTGCGTCTATACTTGCTTTCTGTTCGTCTGTTGGTTCTCCGTTATTGAATTGTACTAAATAACCACCACTAAATCCATTCTTAACGTTGTTTAAAACAAAATTACTTATCTCGTAGTCTGATTCAATATAAGGAACTGCGCCAATATAATCAGGTAATGGATATTCTTTTGAATCAGGTCTGTAATCTTTGTAATAAACTATGTATCTTTTATTACTATCTATATCGTCTTTATCCCATGTAAAAGGATATAACGTTTCAAAATCATCATTATCTTCTGGCTTTTTAGTAGTCCAATCAGAGGTATAACCGTACTTTAATTCACTCTTATTTCCTTCTTTATCGGTAACAGTTTTAAATTGCCTAACCTTACTAAAGTCAATGTGAGATGGTGTAATTTTACTCGAATCGTTTGATGTGATTATCTCACACGCAAAGCCTCCGAATATTCTATTGTCTAGTTCTAAATGTTTAGTGATATTAGATTGCTCTAACTCTCTAATAAATGTCTTAATCTCAATCTTTTGATTAAACGATAAACCTACACTATCATAAGTCCACCCTTGACCAACTATGTATTTAACTTTAGAGTTAATTATAGCGTTATTCTTTGCCGAACGATTATATAAATAGATTAAATAATCAGGGTAAAGGTTGTTCCACTTCTTAGCCTCTTTGTCGCCTCTTGCTACATAACCATATTGTACAAACTCACTACCTTTAACATCTTCAAAGATGGGCGGTTTATGTGCGTCAAACTTAACTAAGGGTTTACCTTGTTGCTTAATAAAAATATTATTGTTCATATACTGTATAAGTTACATCAGTCTCATAAGACTTGTAATTGGAAACTTGGTCGCCTTTTAATGTCATTATCCCACGCTCTACAATTGTTAGTCCTGTTGGATCTAAATTAGTTGAGCCTGTTGCTTGTTCGTAAATATAAAAATGATATCTACCCTGTAATCCTAAAATCAACTTACTGTTTTGTGGGTCGTTAACACCCTCAGTAATATCAAATAAATTGTACCTTTCTTTTTGAGCGGTTGTCGCTAAGTCTTGACAAATACAATAATAACTTTCTTTTGTTTGGTCACTCTCAAATCCGAACAAATAAACTGGGTCAGCTATTGTAGTCTTCTCTTTAAGTGTTAAAGTTATATTACTATTTAGTTGATTCTTTTTTAATTGCATCTTTAACTTTCACTTTAGGTTCAAAAATTGGTAATCCTAATCTCCTGTATAGTTTAACGTTTTTTGGTGTGTCAACTATAACCCCACTAAATAAACCTTTAAACATAACCGTTGCTCCTATGTATTCTTTCTTAATCATAATTACAAATATAATAAAACTAGGGCAGAATTAACTACCCTAGTCTCAATTAATTAAACAATTGTTAATCCTGCAACTACTGTTGCATCAACTGTATAAGGGTAGTGTCCTTCTCTTGAAGTAAATCCTAAAGTATAACCGCTTAAATCTCCAAACGCTTTACCTGTTGCAGATTGGTTTGTTCCTCCAACCTTTCTAGCTCCTTCAGTTGCTCCCATGATATGGTAAGTACCTTGATTATCTTGATAGATAATAGCCAAAGGTTTAGACGCTAATAATTTAAACTCTGTGTTCTTTTCTTTTGATAGCTTTGCCATCATTAAGTTCATTACAGATTCAACAAAGAATGTTCCGTTTTCTTCTGAGAAATTCTCAGTAGATATAACGTCTGCAATTTCTTTATTAACTTTGTAAGTATAGAAGTTAGTCGCTGCTACTTGTGTAAGAACCGTTACTTCTCCTGCTACTGCTGTAAGAACATCTACGTTTTCTAATTGAGTAATAAGAATAGAACCTTGTTTGATTCCTCCTATTGCATCATCACACTCGTAGTCAAATGCTTGTGTTAGTGGGCATACTGCCATAATGTTTAGTTTTAAATTTATAAAAAAAGGGCAGTAGTTATTACCACCACCCTCTTAAATTGTTATTATTGTTTTA